CAGAGCGTTATAACAGAGAAGTTACGATGACTGCTACTTACTTGTTGGAGCTAGACCGTCTACGCACTAACCCTAAAAATGCTGACGAAAGAGCGCTTACAGACTTAGGACGACAGGAACTAGCTGCTGAAACGGCTATCGTTGAGACAGAGTTTACTCTTGGTGCCACCGCGTCAGCAGGGCGTCCTGTATACGCACAGAAGGGTGCTGGCAACGTGTTGATGTTGTTCAAGCGTTTTGCCATTGCTAAATATCATATGATGGCAACTATGACGAATGACGCGTTTCCTCGTATAGGAGAAGGTCCAGAGGCCAAGGCAAACCGCAGGATTGCACAACATCAGTTAGCTCGTTTTCTTTTCTCAACAGGACTCTTTGCGGGTATTGCAGGTCTACCGTTAATGGGAGCGTTAGGGCAACTTTATGATTTCTTTGTTGACGATGATGAAGATGATTTCGATGCTATGCTACGTAAAATGGTTGGCGAGGGGTTTTATAAAGGGATTGTAAATGAGGCTTTGGGCGCAGATGTTGCCAGCCGCATTGGTTTAAATAGCTTGTTATATCGCCCACCAATTATTGATAAAGACCAAGCGGGGTTGGTAACGCTTATAGAACAACTTGGTGGTCCTCTAGTAGGTATCTACATGAGTATGGACCGAGGTTACGATTTGTTTAAGGAAGGTGAGGTATTTAAAGGCACACAAGCCGTGTTACCTGCTGCTGCGCGTAACGTGTTAAAAGCTGGAGAACAGTTTACCACAGGAGAAGTTTCTACACGTAGAGGTGACGCTGTTGTTGAAGACATAGGTGTTGCGCAAATACTCTTGCAGTTTGGTGGGTTTGCTAACGCCGAGCTTATACAACAATACGACTACAATAAAAACGAACGGCGGAAAGTAAGTTACATTGGTAAACAACGTACAAAATTACTACGCAAAGCAAACATTGCTGCCTCTAACCGAGATCGTGAGGCTTACAGGCAGGTGATGAAAGAGATAAAAGAGTACAACCGTGGGTTGCCTCGTGCTGCACGTGAGAAGAATATTATATTACCAGCGACAATCTCACGTTCTCGCAAAGCATTCGTCACTCGTACAGGTAAGATGATAGGTGGTATTGAGTACACACCATTGATGCTTGATAGCTTAAAACAATACGATCAAGGGTTACAACTCTTCGACTAAAAAACCCCCATCGTTGCAGTGCGAAACCTGACCAGATGGGGGCAGTAGGAGAACGACAAGTATGTCTAAACTTGTCATGTGTAGGGTATCACACAATTCTCCAAATGCGAAGCCCAAACATTTTATTTTCTATCCTGACCCGTATTGCTACTTGCCACGACTTTAACTCCGCTATTTTTTCTAGCTGTTGTTTGGCTTTCTCAGTATCCACGCAGGGGATAAACGCCGATGCACCGACAACCATATCATCCCACTGCACTATCACTTTAACCTTGTCGGGATTTAAATCGTCAGTCTTGAGTGGCTTCTGGTACAATGCTAAACCCTTTCAACTCTACTGCTAATACCCATATAGGCGGGAGGTTAAAGTTGGTGCCCTTGCTCAGACGCATTTTTATCTTTTTGCCACCCATCTGCTTCTGCATACCCTCCACGGCGCTAGTATAATCTAGCTTCTGTTCGCCTAGCCACGTCTTAAATATCTTTGGCACGATATAGAGCATGTGTGTGTCTGTCTCATAACGTGCTACAAACATACCCCTTGGGTTCTGCTCGGGTATGACCATAGGTACAATACCCTCTGCGTTATGAGCTGTCTCTGTGCTTTTGATTTTAAGGATGCTACCCCAATGCTCTGTGGCAAACTCGGTAACCAATGTTTGTACAGACGCGGTGCTATCATCTACAAACGCCTTGGTACTCCTAAGTTGTCCAGTTACCCACTTGTATAACTTTTTTAAGTCGTAGTTAATTATCCCTGCACGTTTCGCGGCTAATGCTCCTGTGAGTATTACAGAACAACCTCCAGACCAAAAACGGTTTCTCTGGTCCAACCCTGCCGCTATATCCAATTTTGCTTTTATACTCTCGTAATCTGCGGCTATCGTATCTTTGTTTGCTATAACGTACTGCACAAACTCTGGTCCAAAATGCCCGTAGTTGTCTTGTATATCTGTAAACAGTTTGGCCCCTGTGAGTGGATCAACCTTTGCCATGTCCATCTCGTCCACACGCAGTTCCAACAGGCGTTGCATCTCAGCTTTAGTGTTGCCCTTTGCCATAGCCATCTGTGCATACATACTGACGTTACCAGAAGATACGGCTATGAGACGCCAAGGTTTACCTCTAGCACGTTCGTAGTTTCCTCCACCTGCCATCCTGTTTTTCTGCTTCCCTTCAGACAGTTGGTATGCGTAGTCTGATGCTTGTTTACCATGAATGTTTGTCATCTCGTCTGTGTTTAGTAGCAGGTTGTGCATAACTTCTGCAGAGTTCATTCTTGAGTTGGGCGTATCTCCTTTAGTGCCTGTTAAGCCACTCGGGTCACCCCATATAGAAGTACCTGTAAACATAGCAGTTGTTTTACCGCCACCCGTCTCACCAAACAAATGTATACCCAAACTAAACAAACCTGTTAGTGGCATAAGCACCGTACCAAACCCTGCACATACAGTGAGTTGTTGTAGCTCCATACCATCTTGGTTGTAGAAATCTATTATCTCTTTATTACGCTCTTTTGTACCTTTAGGCTTAAACTTGTGTATATGTCCTGATGTCTTACTTGATGGTGGATTGTATTCTACCCCGTTAGCAGTAATCAGTTGGTCACCTAATACGAACTCTTGCATCTTCTTGTCGTCAGTCCACCCAAACTGTTGATGCGCTTCACTAGCTGTGGTGGTCTGCTGTAGTTCTCTAATCCATGCTGCTGTATAGGTCATTAGTTTATCTATATCCTTCCCAAAAGTGACTACGCCCTGCGCAGACATATGCTTGCGAAACTCTTCTTTTGAGGTAACCGCAGCTAGTGGCACAACAAAGTCGCGTACCCCGTCTTTTGGTAGGTGTAGCGCAAACGATATAACTTCACCAAGCTCTACATCGTGCAACCTGCGATTAACGTAGAAGTCGTGGTGGTACACGCATATCTCTTCTGGGTCACCTTCTGCGTTCTTACCCCTTATATACACCCCACCGTTCTGCCCTCTAAAATACGGTTTAGGAAACGTGGGTATAGAGATAGTCTTAGTCATACCATCCACGTCTTCTTCTAATATGTTATCTTCAGGTGCGGCTTCGGCTATCTCTTTGGTTAACATGGCAGGTGTAGTTATCTTGCCATTGTTCGGACATGTCTCGCACGGTTCTGGGTTGTGCATAGCAAACGTAGAGCAGAAATGCGGTCCCCCTGTGTCGTGCATCTTACGCAGAGTGGCTTCTAGGTTATAGTCTTCGTGCTTGCTAGACATAAGCTCTGCGGCCTTGTCCCCGTCTTTACACACGTTTGCGATAGATAGACCTGACCGCCACAAGTCATGTGAGGCGGTTTGCTGATTGTTAACAAGGTACTCTATTTGTGCGCATCCAGTGCCTTTGGCAGTCTTAACCAACAAACGCTTGAAGCTGCCCTTTTGGTTTTCGTTCAGTGCGTCTTGGAACGCGCTAGTGGCACTCGCCGTGTATTTGGGTGGTACTGGTATCGGGTCACCGCCGATCAACTCAGAAAAACTATCGAAATCTACAGTGGTCGGCGCTTCGATACCGTAAAACGTCACAGGTAGGGGAGTATCGTACTTGTAATTGTAAGTAGCAGGTACACGTAAGATACGTGCCGCATCAGCAGTAACCGCAGGGTCAGCCTTAAAACCACTAGACGCGCACAGGCTCTTGAGGCGTTCCGCTACTTGCCACCAATCGTCTCGCCCAACTGCTTCAGACAAAATCCAGTATACATGTATGCCACGTCCTGAGTTAACAAGCGTAGGGGTAGGTAACTTGTGTTGCGTGCAGAAGTTTCGTAGCTCCGCAATAGCAGTCGCTTGATCTGCAAATTCTTTGTCTGGACCACAGTCTAGGTCCAAGAAGAACGACTTCATCTGCATGACATTATCTGCCACACGAGAGCCAGCTTCCTTGTAAGTTCCTAGTGCAAAGAATGCGTTCCAACCGTTATCACTCAGGTCGTTTGCCGCGCCTATAACTTCTTCTACAGAAGTATAGAACTTTTGTTGCACTTGTTTAGCAGGGTTGTTAGCCCACACACAGTAATAGCCCTCAGAGCCTAATACCAAGTCTAAAAATCTTTTCGTTTCCATAGCCACCACTCGCCATTGTAAGGTTAACCACGGCTAACTTAATAGCCGTGGCAGGGGATCGTTCAGTCGTCCCAATCGTCAATAATGGCGTTTATGTCCGCGTCTTCAGAAGGAGCAGCCTCTGCTTTCTTTGCAGTCTTTTTTACTGGCTCTTCGTCAAACCCATCGTCATCGTCCGCTGGTGCGGCTTCTAAGACGTTGTTGCTTTTGGCAGGTGTGGTCTTTGCAAACGGGTTATTGTCTTCGAGTACAAAACCCCCTTCTACTACACCAAACGGATTACGCACCCTTTGTTCAGCTAACTTAATAACCTGCACAGCTTTCAGCCGTAGAGATACGCCCCAGTTGTCTTTTGACATATGATAAGGAGTAAAAGTTACCGCTACACTGATTGTGCTACCTGTAGTTAGTTGAAAGTCATCGGGCATTGGTGTGCCTTGGCTGTCAACCTGTAACGGCCTAGCAGTGACTTCACCTTTGTACGCACCTTTTATGTTAGACGTACCTTTAACCGTACCATCGTCGTCTTTAACCAAGGATGACGCTTCCATCGTTAGCTTTTCGGGCCAAGACTTCTCTCTATTAGCCAACCACGCAGCTTTCATTTGCGCAAACAATGCCTTGGCTGTATCGTTATCCATACGAAATTGTATAGAGAATGCCGCGCCATTGTCTCGTGGATCGCAGGGTACACTATTTTTTACCTTCTGATCGAAGACATACGTCCTATCAATCTTGGGCCATAGTGCCTCTACGTTTTCAATAAAATAAGTTTCTGCCATATCGTTCTCCTATCTGGCGTTTACACGTCTTCGTCTGCATTAAAATCAAACTGCGGTTGTTCATCTACATCCCGCGCACTTTTTGTAAGTGCTTCAGTCGCAGAGGTTTTATTAAATCGGTAAGTGTTACCAATCTTAATGTACGTGGTTTTGGGGATATGCCCCTGCCGTACCCACGCTCGGATCGTAGAGATTGACACTGCAAAATGCTTTGCCAAATTCTCTATTGGTACAAATGGTTCTGGTTCTTCCATTATTTTTTCCTAACTGAGATCACATGCTCAATATCAATGTTAAGACCTTTCGGCATAACATCTGGGTTCTCCTCTAGGAATTGTTTGACGTTGGTCTGGTTTAAACGGCGGTCCAAGAACTCGGGCATGTCATGTTCTTTTATAAATTCGTACATGG